GGTTCTGGTGTCGGCTCGGGGGTGGGGTCTGGACTAGGAACTGGTTCGGGGGTGGGTTCTGGTGTCGGCTCGGGGGTGGGGTCTGGACTAGGAACGGGTTCAACAAGTGCCTCGGGTTCAAGCTCTATCGTGTTTTCAGGTTCTAATGTGACTTCTGGCTCTGCACTAGGCTCAATAGCCGATTCTACAATTACTTCGGGTTCTACTTCTTCCAATACAATCTTTATATTTTCATCACTAGAATCGGACATAATATTATACAATAATAATATAATATATAATATTATGCTAAATTTTACTTAACCTTCATAATACCAGCAATTCCGCAAGGAATCGCGATGGTATTACTTGTTTACGTGAGAGACCATGTATGGTCTCTCGCGTAAATGAAGGCATGCCTAAAGCTACCAAAAAGGACTAATAGCCCCCTTTGGGGGCTAACAAGTGGATTGTCGCTCAAAGAGCGACAATTTACACATGTGTCCTTTCTGGTAGCTTAACGGTTAACAATCATGTGTATGTCCATCATCGTAATAAATCTTATAAACAACTTTCGCAGGCATTGGATAAATCGGCTTAAACCATTCACGATGCGATAATACATATGCGTGTAAATTAATAGTATTATCTCGGGGAATTACGATTTTTTCGCCAGTTTCGCTTAAAACATATAATTCAATTGTGGATGAAGGCATCTCAAATAATATATGCTTATGCAAATCTTCCAATGTATATTCGCGAAATAATACTGAAAAAAAACCATATCCACAACACTTGGTAATTTCAAACAAATAATTGTTTGTTAATATACGATTATTCATATCATTTAATTTATTATTGTAAACATCTAAAGACATTTGTATAACAAATAAATGCCCATTGCTTTATACTGTTTCGTTTTGTGCATATTTCTGCAAAATACATTCAGGCACTAATTGCTCTTTGATTTTATCTAATTTTCGGAAACATTTGTTAATAGTCACCTCACTCACCCCGCAAATCACCTTAATATCCATTTTTGATATAGCCAAATTACATGTATATGCGATAAAATATACGATTCCTGCTGCAATAGAGTGCGGCGTATTATCCAATATAATACTATTCTCTTCCACCTTTTTCGCAATGAATTTAGATAAGATGGTGAGTTCATGATTGATATTGAGTCGGCTGCAATATCGCTCTATAAATGAACTCGGCGTCGTCGTGGCCAATGTAGATTGATGTTCAGAATCACTACTACGTTCAATATTATGCAAAATTGTGACGGCCATTGAGCATCCTGTTGTCGCACTGGTTTTATCCAATTTGAATATTTCGGCGATTTCGTGTGCTGTTCGGGGACAACCATTTAGCCGACATGAAATGTAAATTGATGCGGATTTCATACCATCGCGATTAAGCCCACGAAACATTTTCTGTTCACCGATATCTTTATGAATAACCATCGCATCATCAATGAAGATTTTAGGAATACCGGCATTCTGGGCCATCACCGTAATAAACTGGAATTCGTCATATAGGGATTTTTCGCGATGCGGCATGGCCTGCCACTCGGTCCATTTACGTATCTTTTTCATTTCATATGACGATTTATTGGTGCACAGGATTTTGCAACCAAACGACGATTCAGCTAATAGGGGATTAATCGGATTTCCGCATCGGGTTGGGTCGGCGGCATTCTTATCGTCGGCACCGTAAAATCGCCATTCTGGGGAATAATCTAGCGTATTGCGATACATGAGTCCACAACCATTATTGGTGCATGTGGGAAATCCGTCATCCATAATCATAAGACGCGAATTGCATAGGACACACAATTCTTTATCGGAATTTGTAGCAGTCGGACGAATATCAACTTCAACTGGTTCTTGCTCTTGAACTACATCTGTATCAAATATAGACCATAAATCGGCCTTTTCTTTATTTGATAATAGAGTCTTCTTCTTCTTTTTTGTTGTATTCGCCGGAACTGGATGATTAACCGTTAAGCTACCAGAAAGGACTAATGTGTCCTTTCTTGTAGCTTTAGGCATGCCTTCATTTACGCGAGAGACCATACATGGTCTCTCATGTAAACAAGTAATACCATCGTGATTCCTTGCGGAATCGCTGGTATTATGAAGGTTAATTTGTTCCTTCTTCTTTGATTTTAACTTTATTATTATTTGTTGGTCGCCTAGTATAATAAATGGTTTACTATTCATATTCATATTGATATTTATAATAAATAATATTTACCATAATAGTGTATCAATTTTATGGTAAATATAATAGTAAATATAATATTGATACTATATAACTAATAATATATATATATGAGTAAATACACGAGAACTGGATTTGACCCGGCAATGCTAGAACAACTGGGGGCTGCTGTCTCAGGTGCGGGTAATACAGCGAATATTACCGGTACAGGAGCTAGTGCAGTAACTAATGCAGTAGCGACTCCCGGTGCAGATGCAAATGAAGAATTAATTAAAAAAATTGCTGATGCTATATGTGCTAATATAAGTGAAACTATGAAAAAGTTAGACAATGAAATAATTGAAAATTATAAAAATAAACCAATTCCTATAATAGCCGATATATCACCCAACCTTATTGCCGATTTACAACAAAAATTAGCAGATAAGTTTGTAGATTCATTAGCATTTACTGAAGACGACAAAACTAAATTTAAAACTGGTTTATTAAACAAAATAGTTAACGAATTTACTGGTATTTTAGATTATATCGTAACTAGTGAACCGGATTTTTTCCAAAAAATATTAAAAAATGAGCTTCCGATTAGTAACGGCGGTAAATCCAAAAAAAATAAACAAATGCATAAACATAAACAAACCAAAAAAATTAATGGGGGGGATTCGGTGACGGCATTTACAAATCCTTTAAGTTCTTCAATGCTAATACCACAAAACGATAACGAAAAAACCAACTCTACGACCAACTTTAAAGAAGATATCAAACATGAACCATTTACACAACAAGTAAGTGAACTATTAGAAGGACAACCCGCCAAAATTATGGATAAAGTAAACCAATTATTAAAAGAAAAAGGTCATAATGTTGACGCCATTGTTGACGCGGTTGTCCAAATTAATGAACCACGAATAGCCGATATCGCGAAACAAATGATGGATAAATATCTAATTGATAATACAATAATTAATAATACACTTATCTCTGAATTAATTGCTAATAAAATGGGTCATTTACTTAAAGATATTGATAAAGAACTAATACTCAAATTTCATGAATTATATATTAAATATAGACCGAATGTTATACCATCTGCACCACCAGAAGAAAAAGAAGAAAAAGTAAAAACACAACTCAGTTCAGGAGGCAAAAATAAAAACCAAACCCGAAAACATAAAAATCTAAGTAAATCTAAGTAAATCTAAGTAAATCTAAGTAAATCTAAGTAAATCTAAGACACCCGTTTCTCAATTTTTTCAAAAAACTCTGCATTATAAACCAAGTTTCCCGTTGGTTTATATTGCCCAATCGGCGTATATTGCTTTTGTTCTTTTTGCATCGGCCCAGTCTTATCATTAAACAAATTCCCATTCAAATTATCTTTCACTGCTTCCTCTCCCTTTTCGCCTTTTTCTACAACTTGGCCTTTTTCATTCAAAATAAGTCCAGTTTTCTTTTTAAATTCACTTCGCACATAAGAAGGCACCCAATTTTCCCAAGATACAAACAATGTATTGGGATGCATATATTTGATATAGAATCCATTTATTTCCAATTTTGATACTAAATAGGCGATACATTCGCCTTTATCGTATATCGGTTCACCAAAAATATATTCAGGCACGGTAAACCATATTGACTTTGTAGTTCGCGTATTTCGTGCAGTAGTATTCACCCGTTTATGTATACGATTCAACAATTTATTGAATATGGATAACTGTTTTAAATCGCGACGTTGATTTTTTTCGTATAAATCATCTATATTTATCTTTCCATGCGTCTCTTCATCATCTACAAACAATAAACACGACATTTTGTATAATATATTTATCTTATAATATTTTATTGGATAAAAAGCATATAGGCTTTTTGATATACTAAATCAAATAAATACTGATAAATGGACCAAGATTCATCCCTAGATTTATCGGGTCCGGTCTTATCCCAAGATTTACCAAAAGAACATACTAAAATCAAGCATCTTGTATTATCTGGCGGCGGAACATTTGGTATCTCGGCTTATGGTCTCTTAAAAAAACTGAATGAAGATGGCCTATGGCGAATAGAAGATATACAAACTATTTACGGCACTTCCATCGGCTCAATTATAGGCACAATGATAGCATTAAACTATGATTGGCTAACTCTAGATAATTATATTATCAATCGTCCTTGGGAAAAGGTGTTTTTTTTCAATATGACTACTATATTAAATTCTTATGAAAAACAGGGGATTTTCAATATAAAAATGGTAGAAAATATATTCGCACCCTTATTTGGGGGTAAAAACATTCATTTAAATGTAACTATGCGCGAATTCTACGATATCACACATATAGAAATGCATATTATGACTACCGAATTCGACTCAATGACTACCGTTGATATCTCATATAAAACACATCCCGATTGGCGAATGATTGAAGCCATATATAGTTCAGCATGTTTACCGATTTTATGTAGTCCATTTGTGAAAGATTCTAAATATTATTTAGATGGCGGAATTTTATGCAATTATCCGCTGAATAATTGTATAAATGACCAAGAAGTCGCAAATTATAATGAAATCTTGGGAATAACCCGACTACGAAATGAAGTTGACCGTGTGAAAATGGATGAACAATCCACTTTGCTAGATTATGTATTTTCATTATTATATAAACTTATTGACCGTAAACGAATGATACCACCCATCATCAAACACGAAATGAAAATTAATGCGAATATTGTTTCAATATATGATATATATATGTTTTCTGTATCTAAAGAAGAACGGTCTAGACTCGTCGATGCGGGATATATGCATTCATTCACTATTGAATAATCGTGGTCATGAATTTGTTCATGGAATATTCTGAAATAGACCCTTCAAAATCATATATTTGGTCATCCACCGCCAATTTCACCGTAGGATAATGTTCTATTTTATAATTATTGACTTTGGTTTGGACTGTATTATCATCAGTATCCGTGCAATCAATTGCGATTAAATTGACTAAGCGGCCATTGACTTGCTTAGTAGATGATTGATATGGGAATGCATTCGGCGTTCCAGTCAATGCTGCCCATGTTTCGCCGGAAGTTTTGCAATGAGGACACCACTTAGCATAAAAAAAGAGCAAATCTGCGGTATTTTGTCTGCGATTAGCATTCGCGACATCATCATATGCCGGTGCAGTTATTACTGGTATAGCATACCATTGATATGCATATGCTCCCGCTATAATAAATAAAATGAGCAGAAATACGATTAACATAATGCGTTTATACGGCCAAATGTAATCTCTATATAAAATTTCTATGATATTAGCCATAATAATATAATATATCATTTGTTTATATATTATTTTTGAGCCAACCGACGTAAAATATAGCAAAAAATATTTTATGCTTATATTGTAGCCTAAATGAAAAAAACTAATCGCATAAAAAAAATCATGTCCAAATACACTCGCAAACATTATCAAAGTAATGATGGAATGCTTACCAGTGTATGGGGACCAAGCACATGGCACCTACTTCATACAACCAGTTTCAATTATCCGGTTAAACCTACATGTGAAGACAAACGGCAATATCGTAATTTTGTATTGAGTTTACAGCACATAATACCATGTGGGAAATGCCGACTAAATTTAAAGAAAAACTTTCAAAAATTGCCTTTGCGATGGAAAAACATGGAATCTAGGCATTCATTTTCCTTATATATTTATAAGCTTCATGAACTAATAAATAAAATGCTTAATAAAAAATCGGGATTGTCTTATGATGAAGTCCGAGACCGATATGAATATTTTAGGGCAAGATGTGCTAAAGATATGGTTAAAGATATAAGCAAAGATTTAGGTAAAGAATTAGACAAGGGTTGCACCGAACCTATTCACGGATATAAATCCAAATGTATTTTGCAAATTGTTCCCCAAGAAACCAAGTGCGAAACCTTTCAAATTGATAGTCAATGTGCTAAAAATATGGACAAAGTCTCGGGATAAAAGTATAGTAAATTTTTGGTGTAAACATTATCAACCCGTAATATATCTAATATTATACTATAATGTCTTTACCAAGCACTGAATATATTAAAAATGATATAGGTAATGATAATGATGTTAAACCCGTTAAAATGGTTAAAGAAGATGTGGTTATACAAGATAAACAATACCATGTTCTTGGTCAAAATACCGATAAACCGCCTATTAAGACGTCCCTTTTCTGGTCCAAGAATCCAAATGTTTTATTTGAAAAAGACCATATATTTGAATTCTTTCCGGTAGAATCCATGACGTATGAAGAAAAACTCAATGCGATTTCGCGAACAGTCATTGTTTTAACCATTGTTATATTTATCATCACTCGCAATATGCGAATATTGGTAATCTCCGGTATCACCCTATTCGCCATCTTTATAATGTATTTTTACCAAGAAAAGGAAAAACGGAAAATGCGAGAAAAGAAGGAGAATTTAGAAAAAATCAAAGATGGATTTGTGCGAGAAGGTTATGAAAACGTGGGTTTAGCAACTCTTCAAAAAAACGGAATCGCTATAAATACCGAGACATTTGTTCATCCGAATGCTTCCAACCCGTTCGGCAATGTTCTCATGACTGATTATGATTATAATCCTAATAAAAAATCGGCACCGCCTTCTAATAATGCCGTTGTTAATAATGATATATTAAATCAAGCCAAGAAATTAGTCATTGAATCAAATCCCGACCAACCAGATATCGCCGATAAATTGTTCACGGATTTAGGCGACAAATATGTATTTGAACAATCTTTGCGACCATTTAATTCTACGGCCAGCACGACGATACCGAATGACCAGACGGCTTTTGCCGATTTCTGTTACGGCAGTATGGTATCTTGCAAAGAGGGAAATTTGTTTGCTTGTGCACGCAACTTGTCGCGATATATTAATTAGACAATATTTTATAAATTTATATATTATATTGTATACTACTAGTGCAAATAAATGTCTACTATTCGCAATTATATGTTTAACAATTTAGGTAGAATAGATGCGGACCCGGTTGATAATACTCAACAAAATTTGCAAAATACGCGATTCGCTAACCATATGTTAGCCAACTATTTCGGCGAATCTTTGTCTGATTCCCATGTGAAATTCGCGACAGCACAACCTACGATGATGATATCGGGATATGCGGGGGCTGGTATTGGCGGTGGACAAATTGATAATGATTCAAATCTTTTATTGCGAAATGAACAAGAGCGTCCTTTAGAAAGATTGCTATTGATACAACGACCTTTCTTGACGGTTCCTTATTTAGGCCGGGGTTCATGTGACCCGACTCTAGAGTCGCAATTACAACAGGGTGAAGTCGTTGCGAGCAAAAAGAGTGTGTCGACTATTATGGACAAGAGTTTTATGGGATATACTTTGTATCCGGTAGATGATAAAATGAAAGAGAAAGTGGATAATGCATCTAATACTGTAGAAGAGGCGGCTTTGGCTGGGTGGGTCAGAGGCGGGGCGGGAACTCGGGAAATGACGACAGACCCCAACTTTAGCAAAAATCAACGACCAAGTGACCAGTCTTTTTAGGGGGCTATAATAATAGTGCGTATGACTAATATGTTAGTATATTATATAAGATAATGTCTGACCCATCATCAAACCAGGTAAAAACAGTAGAACCACCAACAGTAACACAAACAGTAGCACCACCAGTAACACAAACAGTAGAACCACAAACAGTAGCACAAACAATAGCACCACCAGTAACACAAACAGTAGAACCACAAACAATAGCACCACCAGTAACACAAACAGTAGAACCACCAAAAGGCGGTCGCCGCAGACGCAAGAGTGCCCGCAAATCCAAGGGCAAGAAGGGTGGGGATGGTAACTTACTCTCTACACCATCCACAACAAAAGAATCAGTAGAAGATTCAACACCAGTAGAACCAACACCAGTAGAACCAAAAGGTGGTCGCCGCAGACGAAAGTGCACCAAGAAGAGAGGTGGGTCTGCTTTGGCTTATTCCACTGTCGGTGGTCGCCGCAAACGAAAGTGCACCAAGAAGAGAGGTGGATCGAGAAATCATCGTCAATAAATAATATATTATTTCATCCGTAAAATAATATATACAAATCGGGTATAGATAATACATACCATGTATAATACACAATTCCACATACAATACACAAATAACCAAGAATATCGTCAACAATTACGAATTCTATTTAACATGGCGAAAATAAACTTGGACCAAGATATTGAATTAGGGATTGATGAAGAAACTTTAGATGAATCCGATTTTGATTCTGTTGCCGCCGGTAAAATGATGGACTATGTATTTGATGTAACAAAGAACGACCCAGTATTCCAAGTATTGTATGATTGCGGAGCGGCAACCATGCTTTCCCAAGATAGAGAAATTGGAATCGCAGTATTATTCTCATACGATTATTTAGCATATTTTCATCCTTGTATTTGTGAATTCTTGAACAATGGACAAACCATCACAATGATGGATGGCCCAGTTGTCGCATTATTACGCAAAATACGACCGACCCGTTCCTAATCTTCATTTCTGGTAGCTTAACCTTCATAATACCAGCGATTCCGCAAGGAATCGCAATGGTATTACTTGTTTATGTGAGAGACCATACATGGTCTCTCACATAAATGAAGGCATGCCTAAAGCTACCAGAAAGGACACATGTGTCCTTTCTGGTAGCTTAACGGTTAACCCGACCAACATAAAAAAATATATATTATAGTGTATAACAAATAATGGCTGGAACCCGTAATAAAAATACTTTAGGAAATTATCATTTGGAACAACTCGGTATGGTCCAACAGGCCGGTTATATGGCTTATAAAAATTATGGTGTGCCTGAGAAAACATTTACCCCCGGAAATGGTCTGCTCGCGGGTCGTGTGGGTTCAAGTCAATTGGCGTATAATAGTCCGGATATAGAGTCATTTTTACGAGGCATCGGTTCTACTAATTTGGTCGAGCCAAAAACCGAACCTTTACCGCAATTTAAGACGATGGCCAGTCTGGACATTTTTGACCGGAACACATTGATTTTACCCGAACCTTTGGCCGTGAAACATGGACAGAGATACAATTATTTGAACTAAATCCACGTTTTAGCCGTATAATTATGACTATTTGCCTTGTATGTTTTGAATGATGTATTTTGACTTCGTTTTTTATTATTTAATATTTCATCTGGCCGAATAAATAATTTTATTATAGATTCTACTTCTTCTTTTTCTGCTATTTTATCAGGTTCTTTTTCTGCTATTTTATCAGGTTCTTTTTCTATTATTTTATCAGGTTCGTCTATTTTAGTAAATAATCCATCAAACATTTTCTTGAAGTTTTGATTATAATTAGCTTTGCTATGTTGAGCAGTATTTTGTATATATTCATCAAAATTGGAGCATTGTTTGAATTCCATGCTTAAATAATCCGACATGGATGTATATTTTCCATTCGGTAATACTTCCATCGGTATTTGTATATGTGCTATTATATACTTTTTTTCATTCATTTAGTTTATGATTATGCTAATATGCATAATCATATTTGTTTTTTTCGGGATACGCACTTATAGCATGGCCGGTATGTACGAAAATAATCCATTTTCATAAATAGTGGATTGAAACGTATCTTTATAACCCTCTACATAAACCACGTCGCCATTACTTATTTCATCACAGCCATATTCACCCGAACAACTCCGACCATTTACACTTACGGGCAATTTAGTATTCATATTGCCTGTATTAGATATTGTATAATATTGCAGTTTATTACGTCCATTCATTATACGCCGACCCATTAATGGTAATATCATATCTCCACCACCAGTTCTCGTTAAAATCCCGATTTGGCTATATGAACTGCTAAATCCCCGAGTTTGCATATTAACGGGGACATTAACGGGGACATTAACGGGGACATTAACGGGGACTTTAACGGGGACATTAACGGGGACTCTTGGTGGTTGTCCCCGAATATCGCCCGAATCTATCGGGAAAAACACACCATCATTTTTGAGTGGAGGTGCATACGGATTATTCATAATATCATTGGCCATAATATCATTGGACATAATATCATTGGACATAATATCATTGGACTGATTCGGTTGTGCATTTATCACGATGATTTTATCATTATTATTATTTCTATGAGAAACAAACAAATAAATGACCATAATCAAAGTCACTATCAAAATAAACAAAGTCATATTCTCAATACATATGAGGCCAGGAATACATTTTTTACCCATGTTACTATAAAGTATATATAGATTTATTCGGCTTATTTGCCCAAACTTGCGAAATCATCGGCCAAACTATGACGCACATAATTTCCTTGTTGTAAGATTGCTTTTGTTTCAACCGGGTATGGTTGAAAATCGGGACTAGCTTCAGTTGATGGATGAGTAGAAGTTTTTGCTAACTTATCAATATCGTTTTGAACATATGCATCAGTTCTATCATCATAATCTTTACGATATACAGCGTCCATTTCTATTTTTGATTGAGCAAATTTAGCTGCAGGTTCATTCATTAAATTCGGTATTGTTCTATGATTTGGGTCTTTTTTTAATGTTCTAAAATCAGGATCTGTCTCATTAAAATCCGCATGTATTCGGTTCATTTGCTCTATGAACCCAGGCATGGGATATATATCCGAGCATAAATAACACTGGTCCATTATATCATCTGACCATTTCATAAAATGATAATGAAACATTTCATATAAAAAATCATCTATAGTGTACAATACATCCCATCCCATATTTACTTGTGGGGTTAAATCATACCCGACTATTAAATTTATTAAAAATAAAGGTAAACGAACAATAATAGAATATAACATTTCACCAACTAATTCACATAAATAATATTTGAAACATTTTTTAAAATTTCCCATTTTTTCAAATGAACATTTTAGACGAGATGCTAAATAATGATTAAAAAATTTACCGATTAATGGAAAAAATCCATCAATATCATCATTCGCAACTTTTAATGATGCTCCTAAATTTGTCCATCCTATCTTGATTCCTTCGGTAATAGAATTTATTGATGCAGTAAGTTTTCGTTGCCTGTTTGGTATATATTTTAAAAAATCTATTATAGGTTGTATTGGTTCCAAAATTTTTTTTATAATATCGTCTTTAACTTTGTTGATTAAATCAGTAATAGGTTTCAAAATATCGTTTGTAACACTGTTTTTAATATCTTCTCCAATTGGGTTAAAAATATCTCTAATTGCACCCCCAGGGTCATCAAAAAAATTACCTTCTCGTAATTTTTCTCTCTCTTCTTCATATTTAAAATATCCAAAAATAATAGAAGTTAATAAAATAATACCCACATATATCAAAATTATTTTATTATATTGTGATATTGTGTTACTCATATGATATATATTGTATATACATTTTCATATATAATATATTACAATTGCTAACCGTTAACCGTTAAGCTACCAGAAAGGACACATGTGTCCTTTCTTGTAGCTTTAGGCATGCCTTCAATTATTTCATGACCATAAATGGTCATGAAATAATCGTAGTAACCCCGAGAAAATCTTACAGATTTTCTGGGGTTATGAAGGTTAACCGTTAACCGTTAACCGTTAAGCTACCAGAAAGGACTAATAGCCCCCAAATGGGGCTAACCAGTGGATGGTCGCTCAAAGAGCGACCATCTGTTATGAAGTCTAATTTATATTTTGCAAATTCTCTTTCATACTACTGACTAAACCTTCGGCTTTTGATAATGGGTCGTTTATATTTTTCATACTCTGGGTTATTTTTTCTTGTAGCCCCAATAATTCTCTATATTGTTCAAGAATTTTCTCTTGTTTATCATTTAATTTCCCTTCCGGTTCTTTATCATCTTTTTTTTGGCTTGATTTGCTCGTCATATCCGCCGTTTCGGTTTTTGACGATTTTCCTGTAGCCATTAAAGCATCCGTATTCTCATCGGCGGCCGATTCCATACCCTCTACACTGGCTTTGCTCCCATATTTCAATATATTAGTTACGACCATCGCAATACACAAAATTACCATCATATTCTTGCTGAAAAATGAGGTTATAAAACCGACTAAGATGAAAATACTCGCAAACATATATTCTTTTGCCGAAATCAAGAAAAAGAGATTTCCCATGGATACAATCAAAATGAAATATAATACGAATTTGTTATATAATACGGCATTCATATTGGATAATACGGCATTTGACCCACCACCCTTTATTTTTAATCCATTTTTTAATTTTAAAAATGCACTTTTTAACGTATTCATTATTAGATAGTATATACTTTATACGGATAATATTTTATTTTGAATCCATACTATGAGAATAAGATTTTGTCTAGACCCGTCCGAACACAAAACGCGCGATGTACGACAATTCCTAAAGCAAATATTCCCAATAATGTCGGCCAAAATGGCCACTGAAAAAACCACGCAATTAACCATGCACAAATTATCACAATTACTGTATCACTTATCGCTATATCAAATATCCGATATTTTCGTATTCCCGCATTCGGTTCGCCAAATAAATGCTTGTATTTGCAAAGAGAAAACATGTATATGCATTATATTATTATTTTATATGTAAAAAATCAACATAAAAATATTACTAGTATATTATTTAGTGTATTAATTTAGTAAAAATGAGCAATAATACAGAACCCTTATTGCGACCCGATGAACACCGATATGTGATGTTCCCCATTCAAGACCAAGATATATGGAAAATGTATAAAAAACAAATGGATTGCTTTTGGCGGGCCGAAGAGATAGATTTGTCTAAAGATTTGATAGATTGGGCAAATCTCGAGACTGATGAAAAGTATTTCATTTCCATGGTTCTCGCTTTTTTCGCGGCATCCGACGGTATTGTCTTGGAAAATCTGGCCGTTAGATTTATGAGCGATGTGCAGTTATCCGAAGCCCGTGCTTTTTACGGCTTTCAAATCGCCATGGAAAATATACATAGTGAGACCTATAGTTTGCTCATTGAAACCTATATTAAAGACCCGGCCGAAAAAACGCGGCTATTTGAAGCCACTGCGAATTTTCCATGTATTGCTAAAAAGGCGGATTGGGCGAAGAAATGGATTACTGATAATGAGTCGTCGTTTGCCGAACGGTTGGTCGCATTTGCTTGTATAGAAGGGTTGTTTTTTAGCTCGTCGTTTGCGTCGATTTATTGGATTAAAAAACGGGGACTCCTGCCCGGTCTCACCTTTTCCAATGAATTGATTTCTCGCGATGAAGCACTTCATACCGAGTTTGCGATATTATTATACCAAAAATTGCAGAATAAATTGACTACTACCAGAATTCGCGAGATTATTTGCGATGCCGTGGCGATTGAGAAGGAATTTATTACGGAAGCTCTGCCTTGCCGATTAATCGGCATGAATGCAACACTAATGACGCAATATATTGAATTTGTGGCGGACCGATTGTCTTTGCAATTGGGCTGTGATAAGATATACAATTCACAGAATCCGTTTGATTTTATGGAACTGATTAGTATTGAGACCAAGGTGAACTTCTTTGAACGGACGAATTCGGAGTATGCATTGGCGAATAAAACCGTGGCTGATGATATTTTCAGCTTTTCTAGCGAATTTTAGATATTACTACAAAATATTATATAAAAGTTTATGTATATAATATTATCAAATGAGAACCAAATTATCCGAAAAATATCAAAATGAACGTGAAGAAATATGTGTGAAAATATTGAATATTATTGATAATTAATATAATAAGTCCCGGGTCCCAGGTTACACATTGATTTGAGAGGACTCAACAAAATTACATAATAGTGTTGTGTATACACGGGTTCTGTTAAATGTTTGAGTCCTCTCAATTCAATGTGTAACATATCTAGTCCAATGATAATCTCTAGATTATAGTAGTAGTAAGTAATGGATGAATGGGCCAAAGAATGGTCCAAAGAATGGTTCAACGGATGGCCAATGGTAACTAAAAAAATGTATTATAATAAACATTGGGTTGACCAATATAATGGATTTTATCCACAAACTCTTGTATTATATGGACAAATGTATAATCATATGTATGTTCGGTTTCGTTTATTCCTTTATGCCGCAAATACCTATGGATGGACTCAAATTAGCGGACCAGTCATTCGCGGATTTACCAAAAAAAATGGCCAAGATTTATTGCAGGCATTGAATAATGATGTGCATAATAATACACATATTGAGGCATTAGTCATATCAAACTCGGGTGGACGTATCGTATATCCAGCGACAGAAATTGCGACGTTTTATATAATGGATAACTATGGATAAATGACTATGGATAAATGACTATGGATAAATGACTATGGATAAATGACTATGGATAAATGACTATGGATAAATGACTATGGATAAATGACTATGGATAAAATTGAATTACTTTTTTCCGTATATTTTAGATGAATATTCCGCAAAAACCCCCGTATAAAATGTCGCTAGTTCTATTGTGTTTATTAGTATTATACATGGTATTATTCTTGGTAAGTGGAGCCAAGATAGAGACTAAGATAAAGACTAAGATAAAGACTAAGATAAGTAAAAATATCATGGTCGTTTTGGGTTGTGCGGTCGACTCAATACAACAAGACCGGGTTGATTCGGCAATTGACTATGCGAATACAGTGGTTGGACCTAAAACGTGGTTCCTGACTGGTGGTGTAAAGAATGCACTAAAGAATGAGCTAAAAAATGAGCAAAAGAAGACCGAGACTGAAGCCGCAAAAATGTCTAAAACTATTGACCAAAAAACGGTTAGTCAAAGCGACGAATTCATATTAGATGAATTGGCTACAAATACAGCAGAGAACTTCGTCAACTTGAAGAAATGGGCATATGCGAATCCTGATTTAGAACCTACATTTGTAATCACTACTTCGGCTTTTCACCAAGAACGGGCATCCAAAATATTTGATGGCGTTTTCGCCGATTATGATGCAGATGTAATATGGAATGTAAGTCAAGGTGCATGTGCCGATTGTTGGTCAAATGAAAAGATACATATGAAAAATGTGGAAGTCGATGTATTGAGAGCATTGTTCTTGATGTAGCTTAGTAAAAGAACATAAAAATGTATTATTATAATATAATAAAATGGCTTTTCAAAAAACAGTCCCTATAAAAATAAATACTGCGTATAATTCAACTATAAATTTGGATACTTTGGCTTTAGGCAAAAATGCATTACCTAACGTATCGGTTATTTTTCAAAAACGAGGCGAGATTAGTCAAGATACATTTTATGAAGCCATGACTAAGGCACCTGAAAATATTATTACGAATGATAATGATGTATATAAAAACCAAATTCGCGACCATTTAAAATTAGTGCCTGATTTTACTATTCCAGACAATGATGCAGTAGATGATAATTATGTGACTAAATTTTATTTAGGGTCAATTACATTGGTAGGGTTGTATATTTTTTATCGGTTCTTGGTCAAAAATCGCTAGATTGGGAATAAAATCGCTAGATTGGGAATAAAATCGCTAGATTGGGAATAAAATCGCTAGATTGGGAATAAAATCGCTAGATAAATATTATATGAATGTATAATATAGTATAATGAATGCTGCAATAACTGCTATACAAAATGCTGTAAGTCGTTTATCTCCTACACGAGCACGTGCTATACAAAAGGTTGTAAGTCGTTTACATTTATCTCCTACACGAGCACGTGCTTTTCAAACCCGCGCAGCAAATAGATATCAAGAAATTCACAACAAAACAGCACCTAAATCAATCGGCGGATTTGATGCAACTAAAACACAACGTAAAAAAAGAACTGGAACCAGTTCTAGAACTAAAAGTAATTCTAGACGCAGTTCAAGCAAAAGTAATTCTATACGCAGTTCAAGCAAAAGTAATTCTAGACGCAGTCCAAGCAAAAAAAATCAATAATCAAATATTTTATGACCACATATAGTCATAAAATAAAACTCAAAAATTAGAGTTTGAAACGTTTGTATATTTCAAACGCGGTTAACCCTCCCAAGATTTGGGCAATGCAATACGGAATCAAATCCGCGGTAGAAAGTTTGCCTGCCGCCGCCATGGTAATAGATACCGCCGGATTAATATGTCCTCCAGAAACATCGCGGGTTAATAAGATAGCTAAAGCCAATGCCGCACCGATGGCTAAAGGATTCCCCGTCGCCAAGATAATATATACGAAAAATAAAGTGCCTAAAAACTCAAAAAAGTATTGTTGCATTTTTTATAAATTATACATAGATTTTATCTCAATGAAAAATCGGAGCCCCCACATAATTATTCGTTTTTTTCGCTGGGACGACAGCCCCACCACTTCTAGTTCTATGTGCGGCTTGTCGTGCGGTATTATTATCAACTACAGTTTCAAACGACATGGGTTTTTTCAAGGCGTTTAATGAACCATTTCCCACCGCATTTACCCTACGACTATTTATAATTTGAGATGCATCGCGATTACCGCCTATCCATTGTTTTTGAAAGTGTTGTTTAACTGTCGTGGTATTCGTTGAACTTTCTATATACCTATTCCGGTCCATTGCGAATTGATTTTCATTATTAGACGTCAATGCTTTTTGCGGCATGGCCCGATTCGCCGATAAAATACCGTTGTTTATTTGGGTTCGGATAGGAAAAAGCGATATCATTGTTATACATTATACACATTTTTATTTTCATTTGATTTTTTTAGTTGGCGTCGGTTTTGGTATCGGTTCCATATATTGTTTTGTTTCAGTGAATCCGCCGATAAATATCCCTTTATGGAAAATAATAGGGAATGTTTTATGTGGTTTCCCCATAACGGTCTGCATTTTTTCAAAAAATACGGCGCTTCCTTCGCTTGATAAATAATCATCACAATCTATAATAGTTACTGTCTCATTTTTCAAAATCTGTTTAGCATAGGTACAATATGCACAACCGAAACGGGTATAAACCGTGAATCCTTTCTTTTGGGGTGTCGGGATATTCATAGTATGCTATATAATATTCCGTGAATATACTTTATGCAAAATTATCTATATTCTATTTTTGTCCATCTTGGGAAATATAAATCTTTTGATTCAGTTTTATGAGATTCGGTTTTATGAGAATAACATACACAGTTTTCAATATTTCGGTTCATATACGCCCCCCACCAACTAAATGTGCTATTAGCGATGATATTATGGTCGCAAATACTCATAATAACCATTTGTTCCCAATCGCCGAATTTGATTTCAGTATTATTTATATAGTGAAAATCGCACATCGGAAACCGTTCTTGTAATATACAAATCTTGGGAAATATTATTTTTAAATCTGATTCTTCACAGAAATATATAACATTATAAATATTATTTGGATATAGATTGGTTATATGAGCCAAACACGCTATATAATATTCTATAGGTAATATTTGAACACCGTTTATATGCTTGTAATCTCCTAACCGGAAATGCATGCTAATAGATTGTCGGTTCTTGGTAATTAACCCACATTCCTGAACAATGTTAAAATACTTTTCTTGGAAATCGTCTAATCCAATCATGCGGGCAATTTCGCCGTATTCATCTTGGAAATACTTGTAACTTTGGAAATATCCCGTTAATTTGATATTATTATTATTATTATTATCCATTAAGATTATCGGTTGATAATCTTGGGACTTTTCGGTAATATTTTTGAATTGTGGGGGACACGGTTGGTCGGTAGTTAATGGACTTAATGCAGATAAGAATGAATCCCAATACGTATTTCTTGGGGTGCATCCATTAGTCAAATGATATGTATAATGGAATAATACGGTCTGCTTTGTTTGTATCGCATATGCTAAAGTGGTGAATATTATGAATAATTGGTTTCCTAAACCGCCCATAATAGTAGCCGTAATCATGGTTATTATAGAGTGTTATTTTGTATCTTACTATTTGACTGACGTCTTACACCAAGATGCTGGACATAAATCGCGCGTGTTTGCATCAATTCTTGGCCCAAACCATACATCAGGATAACATACGATTTTATTGCGATTTGAGTTCAAATATGCTCCCCACCAACTAAATGTGCTATTTGCGATGATATTATGATTACATTGACTCATTATTAACAATTCCATATAATCTGGTATGGGTGTATAATCATGTATAGAGCAGAATTTGCATCTTGGGAAATCGGCGATTAATCGCTTAATAATAGGTAAAACATCATCAACATCCCCCTTTTCAAAAAAATACAATATAGTAGAAGAATCTTGGCGAATAGTGTATATATAATCTAAACTATTCTTGTAATATTGGTAATTTAATACTGGATGACTATCTTGAATTGCTTTATAATCTCCAATACGGAAATGCATACTAATTGTATTATCAAAATACAATCCATTTTCAATTGTCCATTCTTGGGAAATCGTATCAAATTTTTTTAAATCTATCATATCGCAAATCTGTTCATATTCCTTTTCAAAATATTTGTAACTTTGGAAATAACCGTCAAATATATAAAGTATTGGTAAACGTTCGCCATGCAAAAAATAGTTTATAAAAATCGGGATATTATGAAAAGCGGATTCTTTGTAAGATTGGTTCATAGATTGACCAGCATATGAATTTACTAAATGTGGCTGTAATGCGGCAAATAAAGTATTCCAATATGTATTACGACTAGTACAATTCCCTCCCCCCAATATATCCGATTTTATAAAACAAAAAGGTTGATTTGTTTTTATGGCTTGGGCCAAAACATTGAAAATAATGAATAATTGGTTGCCGAGACCTCCGACCAGATTGGCTGTTAGCATAATTGTATTATTATAATGAAATTATGTTTTTATGTTTATTCTTGGGTATAATTTCGTAAAAAATTGAATTATATTGTGTATATCAAGTCATACATCAATTTATTCAGACCAAATACAACATTCAGACAAGTTAGCTTAACCGTCATAATACCAGCGATTCCTTGCGGAATCGCAATGGTATTACTTGTTTATGTGAGAGACCATGTATGGTCTCTCACATAAATGAAGGCATGCCTAAAGCTACAAGAAAGGACACATGTGTCCTTTCTGGTAGCTTAACGGTTAATCATGTGAAAATAGCGATGAAACCAATGTAGATAGTTTAGACAGTGTGAATTATGCAGTGGGGGGGATTAATTATATTATGACTGGGATACGAGTCATAACATAATTATCATTATCATTATCATTGGTCTAATTTAGCGTCTAACACGCATTAGAGGCTCATACGACCCGTTACTTTGGTCTCCGCCGAATTTATTATCATTATACGTTTGCATTATCGCACGTTGTTTTTTATACGTCATATAATCAGACGAATCGGCGACGAATTTCACATTGCATGAAGATGATGGGATTCCTGTAGTATCACATTGGGAGATAATGCTCCCAATATGGCCTTTCCATCCAGGTTTGCTCGCATTCACTTGGTTTGGTCCGCCGCAAATGTAATGTTGGCGGCTCAAGAAATCACCCGAATTATTAACCGCCCGGAAAGGGGTGGTTACGCGATTTTTACCATTAACGGTGTCCGTTGCATATGAATTATTCCAAGAATTACGTAATACGCGGCGGGCCATTACTTGATTACTATCTTTATAATTATTAACGGTTTGATGAGGAGAAATACCCTGTATTCCACCCCCGAGATTTTTTCCTCCAAGATTAGGCATTTTTGGTATTATATTATATCATTATATTATATTATAACTTTAATATAAAATGGATAGTCCCAACTCTATTGTAAATGATTTAGATGATATAGGTAATATAGAAATTTTAATCAAAGACAATAATGTGCTGACGTTTGATTCTCAATGTGTTCGCAAAAAATCGAATTGGTCTCGGCCATCTAATACATATAAATTTGATTCGTCTGAATTTGACCCTAAAATGTTACTAAATGATATTAGTGTACGTTCACCGAAGTTAGACGCATTACTGCAAAAAATAGCAACTCTGGATGCGGCAGATATGCGTAAAGATGGGAAAATGTATAAACATTTTGTGTTTTCAGATATTAAATCGAGCGGGTATGGGGCTAAATTAGTAGCATCGGCACTTATTGCTAAAGGATTTCAATTGGGATATACCGCACCTAAAATTAATCCTAGTCCTTCTACACGTCCTTCTACAAGTCCTTCTACACGTCCTATTCCGGCTAGTTCTATTCCGGCTAGTCCTATTCCAGCTAGTCCTATTCCGGCTAGTTCTATTCCGGCTAGTTCTATTCCGGCTAGTCCTATTCCGGCTAGTCCTTCTACTAGTCCTTCTACAAGTCCTTCTACAAGTCCCATTCCCGCTTTACCTTCTGCTGAATCAATAGCATCAGCCGCATCAACCGTTGGGTCTAACGTTTCATCGGCCGCATCAAATGCTACAAATGCGATTTCTGATGCTGCGTCTAGTATATCAAGCACATTATCTAGTGCTTTAATCCCATCAGGACCGCCACCGGTTATAGAGGGAGAGGGAGAGGAAGCGGAAGAGGAAGAGGAAGAGGAAGAGGAAGAAGAAGAGGAAGAGGGAGAGGGAGAAGAAGAAAAAGTAGGTGGTGCTTATGATAGTGATGATGAAAATGAAAATGCCGGTAAACGAAAGAAGAAAATCTGGCGAAAAATGCGATTACTTACCGACGATGAACTTCAAGCAAATACCAATAAGAATTTCTATTTATTATCATCCATCGGTGTATATGACCAACCGATTAATGTATCTACCAAAAAAGCCATTCTGAAAAAGTTCAATCAACGTCCTGAAAATATTAATGGTGAAGAAGCCCGTATTATTGTGATGGACAGCGGATTCAAAGAAGGAATTGATTTATTTGATATAAAATATATACACATATTTGAACCACAACGCACGGGTGCCGATTTAAAACAAGTGATTGGTCGCGGGACTCGCACATGTGGTCAAAAAGGCTTGGTATTTCATCCTACCAAAGGTTGGCCCCTCTATGTTTATATATATGATTTATCTATTCCTGAACAATTACGTTCGGCATTCTTGGGTTCATCAAGTGTATTTGATTTATATTTGAAATCGTTAAATATTGATTTGCGGTTATTTAATTTCATGGATGACTTAGAAAAAATGAATATATTAGGTTCAGTAGATTATGAATTGAATAAAAAAATACATAATTTTGCATTGAAGCGGGGGTCTAAAGAAAGCGAATCTTCTAATGAATCTAACGAATCATCTAATAAAGGCGGTGCAAAACGTCGTATTATAATAAATAATGAACAAAGTCCTATAATAATAGGTCAAGATATTGACCAAAATTCAGTTCAAGCTCGTATGGCCGAATTGGAAAATATGGTGATGAATGTGCCTACATATATCAAACAACCGAAGTCTAAACCTAAACGTAAAATAATTATAGATAATCCCAATCCACTTATTGTTGATTTCCCAATGATAAATAATCGGCCATTACACCAAGAAATGCGTGAAAATATCCGCGAACATTTCTCGGCATTTGCTTGGCCCGACGTGAAAATGGAGAATCTATGTGCAGAGAAACCGGCTACCTTGGGCGGGTCAAGTCACTTGATAAAATACACACCTACCCAAGATTTCATCCGCAATTATTTCACCCCCGCAAATCCATGCAAAGGATTGTTATTATGGCACAGTGTCGGAACCGGCAAAACGTGTTCTGCAATCGCCGCTGCATCCAGTTCATTTGAGCGTCAAGGTTATACAATCCTATGGGTTACCCGATCGACATTAAAAGCCGATATATGGAAAAACATGTTTGACCAAGTATGCAATGAAAGTATTCGCAGTATCATGGCGAATAATCAGATTCCCGAAGACCAAGCCAAGCGTATGCGATTATTATCTAAATCTTGGCGAATACGTCCCATATCATACAAACAATTCACCAATTTAGTTTCCAAACAAAACAGTTATTATAAAACATTGGTGAAAATCAATGGACAAGTAGACCCCCTACGTAAAACGCTCATTATTATTGATGAAGCCCATAAATTATATGGCGAAACGGGAATGTCGTCGTTAGAACGTCCCGACATGAATGCCCTACATGCGGCCTTAATGCATTCGTATCGCATTTCGGGTGCCGATTCGGTCCGGCTAATGTTGATGACTGCGACACCCATGACGGAAGACCCCATGGAATTTATCAAATTAATGAATTTATGTAAACCAATGGAAGAACAAATACCGAATGATTTCATCCAGTTTTCCCAAGAATATTTGGACGAATCGGGGAAATTTAGTGCTAAAGGTCAGGCCCAATATTTGGATGATATTGCCGGATATGTGAGTTATTTGAATCGGGAAAAGGATGCACGACAGTTTTCTCAACCCATTGTTGAAATCATATCACCACCCCTTGTTACGGACCATGAAGCATTAAAACGGTTTGACCGACGGTTTGTTCGGGCCTATCTAGATACGGATATAGTGGAATTGAAAAAGAAAGTAGTGGAAGAAAATGCGAAAATTGATGCCGAATTGAAAGATTTGGAAGCATCAAAATTCGGGTTTTTGAATAAAAAATGTGATGAGATAGAAGACCCCAAGGCAAAAAAAGGATGTGTAAAAGTGGTCCGCGAAAATATCCGTGCATTAGTCAAAGAAGCCAAAGAACATACGAAAAGTATTAAAGTCGGGATGGATGCTATCCGCGGCGAAATCAAAAACAAGAGTTTATTCAAAAAAGATGCCTTGAAAACTATCGGCGAAAACTTGGAATCTGATGAAGCCGGATACGCAGAATTTAAAAAAACTGCGTATTATAATTTGAAATATAAATGCGGGAAAAAGGTGAATACAAATACTTTGCTGCTAGATGCTTTGGGAAATCATCCGAACGTCGCCGTAATGAATGCCGAATTGGCCGATTATGATATTCGTATTCAAACCTTGGAACGCAATCTCAAAGTGGATATACAATCTTATCAATCCCGAATTAAACGTATGAAGGAATTGTTGAAAACGGATTTGACTGATTTAGAGAAATCGGTGATACGTATGACTATTCGGGATGAACGGAAAACCATTCGACGAATGGTGACGATTAAAAAGAAGGATATGCTTGGTAAAAAGAAAATCATTAATGAACAACGAAAAGCGACGGAAAAGAAAAAGAATAAACGAATGAAAACCATTAAAAATACATTTAAATCAAATCAAAGAGCGACGAAAAAAGAAGAAAATGCGACAAACCGTGAGTTGGTTAAAGCCGAAAAGCAATTGAAAAAAGCATTGCGAAAACAGGGACAATATGATGATGAAATCAAGAATGATGTGTTGAAAGAATTAGTCGCAAAATATACCGATAATATTGATGTAGAATATACGGGTTTACTAGGGGCTATTAAAGCCAGGGCTGAAGAAACGGCACGCGTAAAACAAGAAAAGGCCGCGATGAAAGCCCAGATAAAAGAAGAAAGGGCTCAAGCTAATCAAACCCGAAAAATGCAGAAAGCCAAGTTAAAAGAAGAAAGGACTCAAGCTAATCAAACTCGGAAAAATCAAAAGGCTTTAGAAAAAGCCCAAGAAAAAGCCCAAGAAAAAGAACAAAAAGCCCAAGAAAAAGCCCAAGAAAAAGAACAAAAAGCCCAAGAAAAAGCCCAAGAAAAAGCCCAAGAAAAAGAACAAAAAGCCCAGAAAAAAGCATTTGAAAATGAACAAAAACAAAATAATAAGACTAAGAAAAATCAAATCGCATTAGCACCAGCACCAGCACCAGCACCAGCACCCGTGCTAACACCTATATAATGTCTTCTAAAAAATCGCGACTAACCAAAAATAGATAACACCCGATTTTTCTTTGCATTTACTGGGCTTCAACATATATGTGGCGATTTCATTACACCTAACTAAATCGGGTGGCCGATTGTATTCGCGATATTAGCTTTCATAACCCCAGAAAATCTGTAAGATTTTCTCGGGGTTACTATGAATATTTCATGACCATAAATGGTCATGAAATATTTGAAGGCATGCCTAAAGCTACAAAAAGGACACATGTGTCCTTTCTGGTAGCTTAACGGTTAGCTGATAAAATATCGCGAATATCTATATCATTTGTAATATAGTATAGTATAACATAATGGACCCAGTTGATAAATTGACGTTGGAATTGATGATGAACAAAACCCATTATCAGAAATACTTGGCTAAAATGGACCCGGCCCGATACCAAGAAAACCAAGACCATATTCGCAAAATCCGGAAATATAGACATCGTATATTGGAATTGACTAGCGAACTTTTAGACAATTATATGGATTCGCGGCCAACCAATAAACATAATAATGAAGTGAATGAATCATGCGATGAATATATACGCACTTGTATACAATATTTTGAAATGCGGGATTTAGAAATACAGATGACCTCGGTGTCGCCTGATGATAATGATGTGATGTTTAACCTTCACATAAATGAATGCATGCCTAAAGCTACAAGAAAGGACACATTAGTCCTTTCTGGTAGCTTAACGGTTAATGAAAATAAAATGGTTGAAAATACGAATATAGAACATGAACCCGATAAAGAACCCGATAAAGAATTTGATATAACCACATCATCTGTGTGGGGCAAACCCATTAAAAAAGGAAAATTGTCGTATTATACTATGGATATGTATATGAAGAAAAAATAGTAAAAATAGTAAAATAAATTATAGCATAATAATGTATAATATTATAATGGATTTTTTAGGATGGGCCGGAACTAGGACCAATACAAAATCCGCCAATACTAATCATAATAAAACACAAAGAAAACGTCCATTTAAGAAAATGAATTGCAGTCCCGCAGTGAAAGGAAAAACCTCAACTAAAGATACGTGTTATCCCGATAAGGTTCTTATGCAAATTAAAAAAGTATATAATGAGAATCATCCATCGCAGCAAATCGCGGCGACTGATCCGATACAAATAGTAGATGAATTGAACACGCGGCTATTAAACTGCGAAAAAGAAGATTGTTGGTTGAAAGAACTGCCTAAGAAAGAACATGCGTTTTTAGATAAACATATATTCGCACCAGACCAACCGAGTGATTGGGCCAAGAATCCCAATGAGTGGTTATCCAATTTTGATATATTCAATGTTTTGCATCAATATGAGGAAACATATCCCCAATTCAAAGTGATTGGACCGACACCGATTGATTTCAATACCCGATTACCGGAAAAAGGCGGCAAATGTGTTTGGGAAGAATTGTGTAAATTCTCCGTTGCCGAACAATTACGCAAAAAAAAGACTAAAATTGGTGTCGTCTTTAATTTAGATAAACATGATGGGCCGGGGTCGCATTGGGTTTCACTATTCATTGACTTGGAACATTGGGTCATGTTTTATTTTGATAGTGCGGCAAATACGACGCCGAAAGAAGTGACTGAATTGGTGCGTAATATTAAAACACAAGGTAAAGAAATGCAACATAAATTCAAGTATTACCAGAATTATCCCATGTCGCATCAACGTAGCAATACAGAATGTGGGATGTATTCGCTTTATTTTACTATTACGATGCTTACAGGGGAAACCGAACAGCAAAAGAATATGACTATGACGAATAAAGTGCAGTTATTCAAGAAGAAACGTATTCCGGATAAATATGTGGAGAATTTTCGCAATATTTATTTTAACCGTAAATAATTATTTTATCAATATACTATAGACTTGGTATATTGATATGAAAACACGAAAATTATATATAAAAAAAACTAAAAAAACTAAAAAAACAAAAGGTGGACAAGATGAGGATGAAAGACAAATAGATTTTATGATAAATAATTCGGTATTTAATGCTAGTCAAGATACAAAAGATAAAAAAGAAGATGCATTCAGTAATAAAGATAACTATAAAGGCCGAACGGTATTGAATGTATATAAACGCGATAATAAAACATTGACTGAATCGTTTTATAAAGCCGATGAATTAATTGCGTCTATATTATTGGGATTTCATGATGTGAACCCGACTTATTTGCCCCAATATAAAAAACAAATTGAGTTCAATGTGAAAAATGGACGGAAGAAAAAGGATAAAAATGATGAAGATGTAGATTCTGTTAATAAATATACATATGATTTGGTATTTCATGAATCGCCGTTTAATGTGAAGACGGGGGGCGGAACTGACGAATCCGCAAAATTAAGGGCTATTATAGAAACCCAATATAAAGAATTAAGTAACGATTCTAAATATAAAAACCTTTCGCCACTTGCTATAAGGCAGTATAGAAAGGAAAAATTAAAAGTGTATAAAAAAGAGTTTATACAGAGTTATATACAACAAATATATAATGATTTAAAAATTGATTCTAAATATGCAACACTTTCGGGACTTGCTAAAAGACTATATAGAAAGGAAAAATTTAAAGTGTATAAAAAAGAGTTTATACAGAGTTATGTGCGGAATAAATCATTAACCGATTTTTTTGAAAAGAATGTTGATAAATATATTCAAGGGTGTGAACAAACAATAGAAAAAGTCAATGCATTTAATGGTGTATTACCGACTGACCGAGTTGTTGTTGAAATCCATGCAAAAAATGATATGGATGCATTAGAATTGATTAGAGAAAGCATAACTCAAGTGGATGAATCATTGGCTAAATTATCAAAAGAAGCTCGAGGTAAAATATTGCACATTTTACCCAAATATAAAAAATCAGTCAAAATCGCGAATAAACATGGACTAAATATATTTGATAAAACCCGAAAAGATATTGGAAAATCAAATGCTGATACTAGGAAAAATATGCGTCAAAAAATGTTAGAACCTATACATAAATTTGCAGAAAGTGCAAACAATAATGTGTTTAGACCTGTATATAATAGAGGACTTGAAGTATTCAATTAATTAATTTTACAGAAAAAAGAAAAAAATTGAATATTGAAAGAAATAAATTAAATGAGGAAATAAAAAAAACTAGAGATAAAGAGATAAATCGTATAAAAAACAGTAATTTTTGATTACAATCTGTAAAAAAATATAGAATATCTACCAAAATCAACATAAAAATAAAAATAGAGACATAGATAAAATATGTCTCTATTTATACATCCCGAAAATCAAAAAATATTATGGAATGTTATATCTGCTTCTTCACAATTTCAATTAATTCCGCAAAAAGAAACCTGGTTTAAAGATATTATCCAAGATTTTTATAATAAAACGAGTCATATCCAAATTACACCAGAAGCATTACAAATATTAAATAAAGAAACGATTATTTATATGTTGGACCGCATTGGCGGACCTAGTAAAAGTCCTGGTCCTAGTTCTGGACCAAACAATCCACCATATCAATATCACCCCCCTGCCCAACAACAGCAACCGGTGCAACAATATCAACAACCGGTGCAACAATATCAACAACCTTCTCAGCAACAACAATTTCAACAATATGTTAATAATAATTCAAATCCTAATATAACATATCAATTAGACTCAACACAAACCCAAACAAATGTATCTCGCGATTATCTGTCTGGCCAAAAACAAGACATGTTATCTCAACAATTCAATCATAAGCAAAAGGAATATGAATCAATGCGGTCAAGAGAATCCCCAAAAGACGTGAATTTCCGTGATGCACCATTAGATACTCCTATGACTAATATAGATGAATTAGTCAAGAATCATTTAAGAGAACGTGAAGCCGAATTACAAAAGTTTGCTCCTCAATCGCCCTCATATATGGTGCAACAAGCACAATCTATGCAATCTGGGCAAATGAATCCTTACAAATTAGTTCCGCCACCGATTCAACAACAACAAAATTCAAATACAAGACAAACTCCGACTCCTACATTGAAAATTGACCAAACTTCAATAGAACCTCCTATTATAGAAAATATCGTGGAATTTGCGAATATGGATAAGCCAAATGAAATTCAATCTAATAAAAAGGTGCATTGGACCCCTTCTCCCTCAACCGAATTATCACTCGCCCAATTCAAAGAAGAAATAGATATATTACGTAATGAAATGCGAGAAGAAGTCAAGAATGAAATACGAGCCGAATTCGCCATGATGCGTGAAATGATAGGCACACTTCAAGCCCCGCTTCTAATCGCATCTCAACAACTTCATGAATTTCGTAATCAAATCGTTCAAGAACATAGTCAAAATACCATTGTGCCGTTGCACCAAGACCAAGCGTTGGCTCAACCCAAATAATAAATAACTACGGTTACGTAAGTTGTAAAAATGTAGACAATACTGTTTTATTTTTTTCGGCATATTTCATAGACTGCAATTTGGCGTCATATTCTTTCTTCATGATATGTTCTCGCACTTTACTCTCTTGACTATCCAATTGATGTTGGGCTAAAGTTTTATCTAATGGCGTAAGGTCTTGTTGTCCTCTTACGCGATTAAACTGGTCAACGGATGCATACGTCTGAACTTTATCAAAATCGCGTTCGCTTACTGCGAATACCGTCTGGTCTTTATGCACTTTTCGCAAATCGTCGTATTTCAGTTTGCTAAATGGGTCGCTACTAACATACTCCAGATTTTCGTCGTCATCATCTTCATACAAATTACCTGCTCCCGTTCTAGCCGATGAAGACAGAGTTTGCACTCCCCGATATAATGCGATGCCGTTTGATTGTTGTTTTATACGGTCTAGGGCCGAACCCATTGTATTCGCCGTCAAATCTTCTTCCATTTTATAAAGGGGGTCGTTTTTCGTAAACCATGCATTGGCTTCTGCCTGTTTTCCTTTGCTTACATCTTTACCCATATTTTGTTCAAATAGTTGATTGAATTTCGCTTGAAATGCTTCTTTAGACATACCATCAATTACCTTATTAATTTGTTTATTCGCGGCCTTATTCCATGCTGCCGTTTCGTCAGGAACATACTTTGTCGTATCTTCCGTGATTTTCTGGTTTTGCCTGTTTTGCGATTCGTAAAATTGCACAACAATTTCCAAAGCTTTTTTGTAGAAAAGGAAATATTCGGGACCTAAATGGGATTTATCGGGGTGCAACATGAGCACCTTTTTCTTGGCTCGCTTCAAATCATCTATTTGTATATTATTAGTCAAATCAAATAAAGCCAAAATCTCGTCTAAATTATACAAATGAATATTTAGATTGTGTTTATGTGTATTAGCCATTGTTGAGTATATATTTTGATAACAAAGTATTTGAATTTTTGGAACACGGGAAACTATAGAAAATTGATTAGTCAATTGTATAGAAAATTCTATGATATTATCGTAAAATATAATGGAACAAAATAAACCAGATAATGATGCAGTGCTAAAGCAACACTTGGATAAATATGGTATGTCCATATTCCTGCAAAAATATGGAACAAAAGAAGATATACAACGAATTCTACAAAAATTCGCTTTAGTCCAATATAATGAATTGTGTAAGAAATCGCAATAAGATAGCAATAATACAATGATATAGAAAAATAATTATATATATGTATAATGTCTGACCCAAATCATTTGCCCATTAGTCATTTGCCCACTAGTCATTTGCCCACTTTGACTGAAATAAAGAATGCTCTACATTTAAAGGATATATTAGAAACTAATCCAGGATTAATTATTATTAAATTCGGTGCTACATGGTGTGGACCATGTGTAAAAATCGCCGATTTAGTTGATACATGGTTTGATAAAATGCCTCCCACTATACAAACGTATTTGATAAATATTGATGATAATATAGAAATATACGCTTTTTTGAAAAATAAAAAAATGATACAAGGTATACCTGCGATATTAGCATATAATAAAGGTAATCTCAATTATATTCCGGACGATTCAGTTGTAGGTGCGATACCAAATGAAATCAATTCCTTTTTTATACGGTGTCTACATAAAGTAGTTCTGTAATAATTATTTTCTATTATTTTTGGTTTTTGATTTTGTTTTTTTATGTTTGTGCTTTGTTTTACTTCCGCCTTCAGCTCTGGTCGGTAATTGTTCTGCTATCGGACTATAATTTGATTCTGGTATTGAATTTTGTGCAAATGGATTCGCAGGCATTTGGGCCATAATATTTGTCGGCATAGCTGGTATCATAGATGCGGTTGATTCACTATTTTCTACAAGAGTCACATATGCTAAAATAACTGAAGTTAGGCCAATTAATCCATAAGTAACTATAGGCACCCCATATACCGACGAACCCAAAATTGCTCGGGACTTTGCTATAATACTATTCATATATTGTTGCGAACCATTTAATGCATCTGCAGTTTTACTCATGATTATGTTACAATATAATGATATTTTATTTTATTGTAATTCTGTTATATTATTTCTGTATAAGCTTCAACATGTCGGCGTTTATCCACTGACTCACGGCGTGTTTGTTCTTCAGTAAATGCATTTAGCCATTTATCTTTAATCTCTTGCGATACTGTGCTATAAGAATGTTTCTCATATTCTGTCGGACTGTCGTAATATAAATGTGCGGGGGTTTGGCCCGTCTCTCCGGTGCATAATCCCATCTTGAAAAATAATCGTTCCGATTTACTCCCCACCTTCATACCATGTTCATAACGACCGGTTATAGCATTGCGAATGGTCGCACCCATTATAATTGGAGTCTCGTAAAATTCAATACATTTTTTAACCTTTGTATTATCTCGAGTGGCGATTTTGCGGTAAACCCGATGAAATCCAAGGTCCTGCAACTTCGCATCTTCAATTAATTTACGCTGCTTCTTGATATTTGACGATACTGATAAGTCATTTTCTTGACTGTAATATGAACTTTCATCGTCCATATTATGACTAGGATTCAACTTTGCATCACAATCGTCATAATCATTCTCCAAATTAGGGTCGTATGGGTCGTCGTGATACATTACCGAAAATTAAATGCTATAAGCGAGATAGGAGCTAGGTAATATACATTATATATGGTATAATCTTTATATCGGTTTTACAAACAAATATTATGTTTGATATACGCGGATATGAATGCTAAACATAATATGCAAATAATATATAGATAAATGGCCTTTGAACCATCTTTACGTAAAAATGGTGATAATACTATGCAAAAATTCTTTGAAAAATCAAAAACTATAAAGCCGTTGGATACAGTAAAGGCGAATATTAATAACGATTTGGACCAAGGCTTGGACCAAGACCTGAACCAAGACCTGAACCAAGACCTGAACCAAGACCTGAACCAAGACCTGAACCAAGATTTAGAACAAAACAAACCAACATTACATAGTCGTGATACTTATACATTTAATGACCAAGAATACTTTTATCTGAGCGACCAGTTATTAAGCCAAAAATTCGGCGATTTTATGAACACTGATAAACTATACAAGGTTCATATATGCATATTTAAACTAAATAATGATTGCGATATTCCTTTTATACAATTTCTTCTAGATAATACAACTGATAATCTTGATTTTCCCAAGATTGACTTTCATTGTCCTCCTATTAACACTGCACCCATTAACACTACAAAATCTATAATTAACCCGGGTGAGAAACCGTCCACTGGTATTATGCAGTCAATTGGTAATAGTATTAGTTCATTATTCACACCCGATAAGGTTGAACAAAAGGGAGGACAAGAAATCTTACCAATTATTCCTAAACAACCGATTCCCCAAGAATTTCCAACAACTATTCCTAAAGAAATCCCTACCAACAAATCTCTCTATCAAAATCTTGGGAAAAGTCCCGACCAAATAAATCATTCAACTATTCCTAAACAACCGATTCCCCAAGAATTTCCAACAACTATTCCTAAACAATCAGAA